GAACATGTACTCATAGAGCTGAAATTCGCAGGCCTGCATGATCTGTCGAGTGATGTGACACTCGAAATTACTATGATCTGTGCCCACGAAAAGGCCACGTTCACCCCCCAACCTTGCGCTGAGCCAGCGCGGTCTGTCTCTCACGGGAACATACTTCACAAAGTGTGGATCCCGAAAAAGTTTCTGCTCCAAAGCATGGGAGGCGGGGCCAAATGCAGATTTGCTCATGTCGCATCGGGCATTAATGGTCCGGGGATACTTGAAGTCTTCGAGAAACTCCCTCTTGATGTGTGACTTCACATCCGTGTCAATCGAGGTGGCATTATCAACTGTGGGTTTTGCCCTCCTAATCTGCTCACGTCGAGTTTTAGAATAAGAGGGATGATGATCCAACCACTGATCCAGGGTGGGAACATCCGCATCAACAAGCGGAGTAAGATTTGTCTTCAACCACTTGTCCACAAAGCTCCTTAGTCGTTGATAAGTGCCATCAGCCATCAACGTTCGAGGGTTTCCTAGTCTCTTGTAAACTGCATACACCTTGGACTGCAGATTGCTAGGATTTGGTACGCAAGGACAGCAACCCTCGATGCCTGTGCCCGTATTACATAGGAATGGCCGGTTCCTGAGTGTGGCTTGAGTCGACCTAGAGACCTTGAGGTCAGGGTCAATCCGAGAATCCTTGAGCCTTCCAAGAACCTTGTCGACCTCATAGCCAGAACTCGACAAACACCTCACATGAGGCGGTAATACGGGCGAGCGCCGAAATTTTCCTCGATCTCCATCGTGCAACCGTCCTGGTGAGCTGAAAGATCAACACCGCGTTGACACTCACTGCTTTCACAAAAATACCGGGCCGAGTCAGCTATCACCTGGCCCACTGAATCACCAACATTGACTGATCCCTGGCGTTGGAGAAAATCAATGCACTCCTGCAGCTTGGAGCAATCAGCACCAAGGGGCTTGTGATAGTGAAGCATGCTCACAAAAGCGGGTGACACAAACATGTCTGCCGTTCGCTCAAAAGCCATCGAACCCACAACATCAACACGGCAGCGCCCAAAGATGGTGATAGATCCGGACAGCAACAAGTCGCAGTATCTGAGTTGCGGCAGTCTCACGTCGTCCACGTCCGAAATCTTTGCTCCTGTTTTGGTCCACTTGATGGTGTCACAAAAATCAGGTTCTGGTGCCGTCCAGTAGAAGAAGACCAGTGCCAGCAATCCGTTTGCCCCCACCAGAGACACAAAAATCTCAAAAACTATGAACAAACTGTAATGCACTCCACCGGGGTGTGTAGTCAGCCCATAGAATCCGAAAAAGAAACGTGATGGTTGATGAAAAATGGACCCAAAAATGGGAAACAACAACATCAAACCCAACACCGCACCCAAAATCGAACTCCACCAGTTCACACGGGGCGTACTCCCCAACAAAGACGGCCTGGA